GAAGATAAATCAAGTATTTACTTAACTACTACTCAAAAAATTCCAATTGAAGTAGCAAGTAAAAGTTATAAATCTTATGATTCATCTCCAACATCCCCAAATGTATACGATAGTGATCAAGTAATATTAAATTCTGGAAGATTATTATTTAATTCAAAAGAAGATTCAATTTTATTAACATCAAATGATTCAATAAATTTAAATTCTGTAAATAGTGTAAATATAGATACACCTAAAACAGTAATTCAATCCCCAACAATATTGTTAGGAGATAAAAATGCAACAGAACCTGTTATATTAGGGGATAAATTTTTAGGGGATTTATCCAAATTATTATCATCATTAATTTCATTATGTAATGCTTTAAGTACACCTATAGGAACTCCTGTTCCATTTGTTCCAAATGCAGCAATTCCAGGTCCTGCTTCACAAACATTAGTAAAGGCACAGAATATGCTTAATAAAATTGAAAAATATAAATCAAAAGTTAGTAAATCTAAATAATGTCTTTTTTAACTAAAATATTAACTAAAACTGTTACTGATGTAGTAAAAGGTGTAGCTAAATTAGAATTAGCTGTTGATGATATATTAGAAAAGTTTGAAGATGGTTGTCCTACAAAACCAGAATTGTTAAAATTAATCCAACAAAAAAATCAACTCCAATCAGCATTACAAAATATAAATTCAAAATTTACAGTTGTAAACAATACAGTTCAAACAACGGAAACTATAGTTACAACTGTAGATACAGCTGTTAAAGTTATTAAAGTAATCCCAGTTCCAACATCAGTACCTCCAGGTGTAGGTATTCCTATAAATGTTATAACAATATTAGCTGATTCATTAGATAAATTAGGTGATTTATTAAAAGGAGCTAAAGGAGCTATAAAAGTAGTTCCTCAAGCAGCATCTTCTATAACCTCAGCCACATCAACAGTTTTAACTAGACTTCAAGCTTTAGATGTAGCTATGAATAAATGTATTGAAGAATTAGATTTAACCCCAGAAGAAGTACAATTTGTAGCAGCAACAGCAGGAGATAATTCAAATTTAAGTATAAATGTGGCAGATGAAAATAATTTATTAGCTAGATTAAATCCTAATGCTAATACTGCAAATCGTTATTTATACCAAAAACCAGGATTTAAAAATGCAGATTGGTTACTTACTATAGAGTATAATCCTAATAATGAATTTACATTTCCCCAACGTAGGATTAGATGTACAAATATAAATGATTTTGAAGGAAATATTTATAGAGGTGTTACTGTTTTTAATAACGGTGATAATAATGGTTATTCTTATAGTAATTCTGTTAAAGTATTAGTAGAAGAAGCTCAGTTTGTAATTGATAATTTAGATGATAATTGGTGGAAAAGGAATAATCCTGACTTTGATTGGCCTCCTTTATACACAGATAGAGATGGGGGTGCAGATACAGGTAATCAAAATACTAATAACAACCAACAAGCACCAGATCCACCACCTCCACCAGGACCACCACCCCCACCTTTTGAATTTGGTCCTAATGATCCTGAACCTATAGAATGGCCTCAAATTACATATGTTTCAAACCCAATAGATAGTACTATACAGGGTCAGATTGTTATTAATGAACCTTCCCAATCAGTTACTTTTATAGTAGATACCGGGCAAAATACAGGATTCCAACAAAATAATCAATTTGGAGGACAGTTTGGAAGTGGTAATATGGGGAACCAATATGGTGGAGGAGGATGGGGCTCAAATAATACCCAATACCAATCAGGTGAATTAGGTGTAAGATTTGATTCTAATTTAGGAAGAATTGATAATGAAATTATAAATGTATGGGCTGACAGACAAAAAGTTCAACGTACCTATATTTACAATGCCCCTGGTACTTATACTTATAAACTTAAAATAACATATGCCCAAGATATAATACCTACTGCTGGAGCTAAAGTATATTTTGAAGGATATGAATAAAAAATTGTATAACTTGATATTTATAACAAAAAATAAAAACTAATGAAATCATCGGAATTAAAAAGATTAATTAAAGAAGCTGTAAAAGAAGCAATTCAAGAAGAATTGAAAGAGATTTTATTGGAAGCTGTTAAGACTCCTAAAGTTGTCTCTCAACAATCAACATTAACTCCTGTTGTAGAAACCCAAAATCCACAACAACCAGTTATGTCAGCTTCCGAAAAACGACAAGCATATCAAAATATATTAGGTGATACTGCTAAACAATTTACATCTAATAATGTTCCTCAGCCATTTCAACCAACCCCAGGGTATGATTCATCTAATGGAACCCTACCTCAAGGTGAAGTAGATATGGGAATGATAGCAGGTTTAATGGGTAAAAAATAATGGCAAGAATATTACAAAACAGATATCCAATTGACTCTAACGATAGAAAAATCGTTGGGTTTGGGTTTCCTTTAAATGGACCTGCTGTTTTTAATCCTACCTTTAATACAAGAGAACAAACAAAAGCAAATTTGATTAATTACTTATTAACTAATAAAGGAGAAAGAGTATTTAATCCAAATTTTGGTGCTGATTTAAGAAATTTATTATTTGAAAATATCTTAGACAGGACAACAGATGAATTACAAGCTACTATACAAACAGATATTAATGAATTTTTCCCTCAAGTAGAGGTAAAAGAAATACAATTTAATAATCTTCCTGATAGTAATGAAATTAATTTTACATTAACTTATAATGTAAGAAATTTTGGCATAACTGATGATATAACTATATTACTACAATAATGGCAGATTTAAAAAGAGACATAAGATATATTGATAGGGATTTTAACGAACTTAGAAATGCTTTAATACAGTATTCTAAAACATATTTTCCTGATACTTATAATGATTTTACAGATACTTCAACAGGTATGTTATTTATGGAAATGGCTGCTTATGTAGGAGATGTTTTATCATTTTATTTAGATAATCAAATTCAAGAAACATTTATTCAAAAAGCTAGACAGCAAGAAAATTTATTCCAAATGGCTTATTTATTAGGATATGAACCTAAAGTAACCACAGCTGCTAGTGTTAATGTTGATTTTTATCAACAAGTTCCTGCTAAACTCTCAGGAAGTGAATATGTGCCCGATTTTGATTACTCAATGATAATTCCTGAAAATACACAAATTACTTCTAATGTAAATTCTAATACTAAATTTTTAATAGAAGATGTAATCGACTTTTCAGCATCAGGTTCATTAGACCCAACAACAACTACAGTATATCAAGTTTCAAATGGAAACCCTACATATTTCTTACTTAAAAAGACTAGAAAAGCTATATCAGCAACTATTAATAGTACTCAATTTTCATTTACATCTGCTAAAAGATTTGATACTAGAACTATAAGTGCTACAAATATAATAGGAATATTAGATTGTGTAGATAGTGATGGTAATGAATGGTATGAAGTTCCTAATATGGCTCAAGAAAATGTTTTTGATACTATTAGAAATACTAATGCTAATGATCCTACATATAATATTGAAGAAGATGCTCCTTATTTATTAAAATTAAAACAAGTTCAAAGAAGATTTGTTAGTAGATTTATAAATTCAGGATCATTACAACTACAATTTGGGGCAGGATCTACTAAAAGTAATGATGAAGAAATAGTTCCTAATCCTGATAATGTAGGTTTAGGCCTACCATTTGAAAGAGACCAATTAACAACTGCTTTTTCACCACTAAACTTTATATTTACAAATACTTATGGTATTGCTCCTTATAATACAACTTTAACAGTAAGATATTTAACAGGTGGTGGATTAGAATCTAATGTAGAAGCTGGAACATTAACAGTATTAGATGATACTAATTTTAGATTTGTTAATCCTAACCTTGCAAATACAGCATTAGCTAATCAAATATTTGCTTCTGTTTCATCTAACAATCCTTTAGCAGCTGATGGTGGTCAAGATGGAGATACTATAGAAGAATTAAGACTAAATGCTGTAGGTAATTTCCAAAACCAATTAAGAACAGTAACAAAAGAAGATTATTTAATTAGAGCATTATCAATGCCCTCTAATTTAGGTACTATTGCAAAAGCATTTGCAGCACCTGTTAAAATTACAGATTATCAAGCAGGTGAACTTCCTACTATTTTAGATTTATATGTTCTTACTTATGATGTTGATAAAAAATTAAAAACAGCATCTTCATTAATTAAAAGAAATTTACAAACATATTTAGCTGAATATAGAATGATTAACGATTCTATAAAAATAAAAGATGCTTTTATTATTAACATAGAAGTAATATTTGATATAATAGTATTACCTAACTATAATAATAATGAAACTATTACTAAATGTATTTCTTCTTTACAAAATTATTTTGATACAGATAAATGGCAAATTAATCAACCAATCTTATTAAAGGATTTATATATTTTATTAGATAAAGTAGAAGGAGTACAAACAGTAAAAAATGTAGAAGTTAAAAACCTTACAGGAGAAGCTTTAGGATATAGTGTTTATGCTTATGACATACCAGGAGCTACACAAAATGATGTAATTTACCCTTCAATAGATCCTATGATTTTTGAATTAAAATATCCTAATACAGATATTAAAGGAAGAGTTGTACCATTATAAAAAATAGATTATGCCAACAGAAAATCCAAACTTAGATAGTGTAAGAGATATTAGAAAAGGTCCTAAAAAACAATTAATTGATACCTTTAATCAAACTAATTTAGACACTCAGGATAATGCACCCGAAGGAGGACCTATAAATGCTCCTCGATATCAATTTACCCAAATATATAACCAAAATAATCCTTATCTTATTGATGGTACGCAATTTCAAGAATCTAAACTAAGTCAATCTTTATCAATAACTGCTTTAGATGTAGAAAATACTGAAGCTGGTGTTGAACAAGGAGCTGAAGGAGGACCTAATAGAACTAATGCTTATAATAGATTAGGTACTGTAGGTAGTGATGGTACTTATACTTTACAAAATGCTTCAACATCACCTTTATCACCAACTCCAGGTGGTGTCCCATTAAAGAATAGAGAAAAACAAGATGTTACACAATCATTAAATGCATACACTCCTAGTAACACATATATGGAATCTATAATAAAATATAGGGATGAAGCTAATAACAAATTAATATAAATTGAATTATGGCTGTATATAAATTATTCCCAGAAAAAGACGCAACATTATACACTGAAAACCCTAATATGAATACAGGGTTAGATCAGATATTAGAAGCATCTACTTATTTAAAAAACGATGCTGCTCAAGTTAGTAGATATCTTATAAAATTTTCAGATAGTGAAATTAGTAATATTTACTCTACTAAAATTTCTAATGGTGAATATACAGTTTATTTAAGAAATTTTAATGCAGTTGTTACTGGATTAAATTTAGATCAAGAATTAGAATTTTACCCTGCAGCTGGGAATTGGGGTATGGGAACAGGTAGGTATGGAAATACTCCTATAGTTACAAATGGTACTAGTTGGAATTTTTTAAATTACTCTGGTTCATCTGCTGAGGGAGCTACACTATGGCCTACTGCAGGATTTCCTACTTACGTAACAGCAGCATTTTCAGAAAGTATAGAAGGAGGAGGAAATTGGTATACAGGATCTAATTTATTAGCTACTTTAGACCCAGTTACTCAATCTCAAACATTTAGTTATTCTGATACTAAAGATGTTTTAGTAGATGTAAAAAACACAGTTGAAACTTGGTATAGTTACTCCCTAAACTCAGCTGATGGGTTTGCTAATCAAGGATTTTTAGTTAAACAACCTAAAAATGTTGAGTTTATTAATACTAAAGCAAATACTACTATATTTAAGTATTTTTCAATTGATACTAATACTATTTATCCTCCACAGTTAGAATTTAGGTTTAATGATTATACTTTTGATACAGGATCATCTAAAAATACTATATTACCTCAAGTAGAAAGTTTTATTTCAATTTATAATAACAAAGGTACTTATTATTCTGAAAGTGTTCCTAGATTAAGAGTGGCAGCAATGCCAAAATATCCAGATAGGGTATTTTTAACAGCATCATTATATACAACAAATTATTTCTTACCAGAATCTCAATCTTTATATGCTATTAAAGATACAGAAACTAATGAATTTGTAATAGATTTTGATAATGATTACACTAGGATAAGTGCTGATGCTACTTCTAGTTATTTTGATTTATATTGTAATGGTTTAGAACCCGAAAGATATTATACAGTTTTAATAAAAACCGTTATTGGGGGTGTTACAAAAGTATTTGATGAAAATATTATGTTTAAAGTAGCTAAAGGATGAGTAAACAAGTAAAAATACAAAAAACAGTTTTTGATAAAAAAGCTTTTGATGAAACTATTAATACTGAATTTACAGAATTAGTATCAACTCCTGATCCTAGTTTTTTTGATATTAATTTGGCTACCCAAGATGACTTTTGGATTTTATATGAAAAGTTTTTTTATGAAATTCCAAAAGATGGGGAGATTAATTCTCATGAATATTTAGCTAAAACAAGTGGTGAATATGCTGATTTTGAACCTCAAAAAGAAGAAATTGAAGCCTTATTACAAGAAATAGCAGATTTAAGAACAGAAAATTTAGAGGTAAGACAAGAAATAGCACAAGTAATTCAAGACTTCCAACAAGCACAAGCAGCAGCGGAGGAAGCAGGGAATCAAACAGGTTAAAAATATAAATTTTAAATGGTAAACAATAATTCATATTCGAATACTCCTAAATCAGGTTCTAATCCTTACTCTAATTATAGTAAAGGAGGAAATAATGTAGTTGAAGGAGTTACTAATAATAAAGGAGAAGATTTATTATTTCCTTTAAGTGCTTCATGTTATCCTGTAGCCGCAAGTAGTGTGGCTTATGATGGTTTTGAATTTGAAACTGAAAATATAATACCAAGTAGTAATTTATCTTCATCATTTGACCCTACTCAAAATATTGTAGAATTTTTTGTTTATGATACCCAAAGAAATATCTTAGATAGAAACTACAATTTTAAAAATTGGGGTATAGAAGGTAATACTGATTTTTCCCCTTTATCAGGTAGTTACATTGACCCAAAAACAAACGAAAAAGTTACAGTTCCCCCAGCTACTGCTTCTTTAACAAATGTTATTTCAGTAGATCCTCCTACTGATGTATTTGATGCTGGTTTTACTACAGGGGAAGTATATGCATTATATAATTTTATAAATTATGAATTAGGATCATCTGTTGAAGATTTATTTTTTATAGATGAAATTTCTTCTGATAGAACAGAGTTAAAATTAAAATCTAATTTTATATCTAACACTGCTATAACAAATGGGTATTCAAAACTAAAATCTAAACAAATTAAAGCTAATTACTTTGATGAATTTTACATAAATCTTCTTAATAATAAGTATGAAATTGCTATAAATTGTCTTTTAGATTATGAAGAAACAGGTGAAGCTTATATTTTAATTAAACTATATGTTCCATTACCAACAAAATATAAAGTAGGAACAGAATTATATGTAGCTACTAAAGTAGGAGAAACACAGGCTTATAAAGTTGAATTTTTAGAAGATATAGAAACTTTTGTTGATGGGGCTAATTACATTAAAGGACCTAATGTAAATATTGGGTTACAAGATTTAGTAAATAATTCAACCCAACTAAAAAGTTATGATGAATTAACAAATACAAAATCATCTTCATCATTAGATAGTGTTTTAAGAGTATTAGACCAAGTAGGAGTTACTATAACCCCAGATTATTCATATAATACTTTTGATCAATTTATTAATTTCTCTTCTGCAAAAGAAAGAATAAATAATTTTTATGAAAAAGTTTCATCTATTCAATCTTATGAAGCAGATATTGAAACTCTTTTATCAATAACAGGTTCAAATCCAAATGTTCCTGAAATATCTCAAAGTTTAGCTAGTTTACAAACTAATATTAAAAATATTATAACTAACTTTGATGGGTATGAAAGTTACTTATATTATAATTCATCATCATTTGCATATCCTAAAACAGGATCAGCTTATCCTTACACTTTAAAACCTACAGGAAGTACTGAAGTATTAAATTGGATGGGTAGTGATGTAGAATCTAGCCAATATTATGGTGGTTATGTTTTATCAGCTTCATTATATGACGAAAATAATCAAAATTGGTTATATTATACTATTCCTCAATTTATAACTGAAAATGCTGATAATGATAATTATGTTTCATTTGCTAATATGGTTGGACAATCATTTGATGAAATTTGGTTATATACAAAAACATTAAGTGAAAGATATAATACAATAAATGATCCTGATAAAGGTCTTCCTTTAGGGTTAGCTGCAGAAGCTATTAAGGGATTAGGATTTGAAACATTTGGGAACAATTATAATAATCAAGATAATTTTATAGGATTAACAGGTGAAGATAATGGTGTGTATGTCCCACCAACAGGGAGTGAATTAATTACTCAATATATAGCTGTTAACAATGGTGAAATTATTAATTATTGGGATTTAGGATACTCATGGTTAAATTATGTAGAACAGTTAAATGAACCTGGTTTCCCTTATGCTATTGATAAAGTAAGTAAAGAAATTTATAAACGTCTTTATCATAATATGGCTTACCTTACTAAAAAGAAAGGTACCATTTCAGGTTTAAGACAATTAATTAATGTTTGGGGTATCCCAAATACTATTTTAAGAATAAACGAATTTGGGGGTAAAAATAGAGATAATACCGATGATTATGATTTATGGTATAAAAGATATAGTTATGCTTACACCCCAGTAGCAAATTCATATATAGCAAGTTCATCTGTTAAAGTACCTTGGATGCCCTTAGAACGTAACTATATTGCTGATAGCAGTAAATATATAGTACCTGATGGTATAGGTGTAAGATTTAAAACTACAGGATTCCCTTCATCAAGTTATGCTGGAGAATTTTATAGTCAATCTATAATGGTAAAAAAATCTAATGGTACTAATGATACCCAATTTGATTGGGGTGTTGGGTTATTTTATGAAAACCAACCCTCAGGTTCATATTCAGGATCTAGTAACAGTGATTATTATGAATATGGTAAATTAAGATTTTACATTTCTGGATCAGTTGCTGATGGAGGAACTGTTGTTTCAGATGATATTTACTTACCTTTCTTTAATAAAGGATGGTGGACAATTTTATTACAAAGAAACCAACATTACTCAGCTTCAGAAGCAACTTCTTATAATGAACCTGTATGTTATACTTTATATGCTGCTAATAAACAATATGATGGTTGGGATGGTAATGTTTTAGGATGGGAAGGATCAGCTAGTATTTGTATTAATTTAACAGCCTCAGCTGGTGCTGGTGGATATGGAATAGGAAATTATGGAACTAACCAATATGGTGGGGGTGCTACTTATGATTCTGCTTCATTAGTAGAATCTTGGAATTCATTTGGTGTATCTCAATGGGATGGAGTTTATGTGGGAGGATTTATTTCAGGATCTGATGTGGGTACTTATGAATTAAATGATGTATCTAAAATATTCTCAGGTTCATTCCAAGAATTTAGATATTATTCTAATGATATAGCTCAAACTGTATTTAATGATTTTGTAATGAATCCTGAATCTATTGAAGGAAATAATATTACAGGATCTGAAAGTTCATTTGACATAGTTAATTTTAGAGCTCCATTAGGTAATGAATTAGAAAATAAATTTATAGCATCATCTTCTTATGGAGATTTTGTAAGAAATATTACTTCATCTCACCCTGCAATAACAGGATCTGCTAATTTAGTAATTACTCAATCATTTATAAATCCATCTGATAGTAGTTTAACTTCAAGTTATGAATTTATTCATTATTCAAATTCAGTAAGTAGAACTTATAGTAAACCAAATGTTGAAACATACTTTTTAGATCAACCTGCTATTGGAGTAAGAAATAGAGTTACTAATAAAATTCAAATAGATGATAATGAAGATTATGGAACTGTTCTTTCTAGATATAGAAGCATTGATCAAAATTATTTAATAAGTGCAAGCTATACAGAAGATATAAATAATTTAGAAGTTGCATTTTCACCTCAAGATGAAGTAAATGATGATATAATCCAATCATTCGGTTATGGGGTTATTTCAGATGCTATTGCAGATCCAAGATTTGTTTCATCATCAGATGATTATTATCCTCAATTAAGAAAAATTGCAATTGATTACTTTAAAAAATATACAGAAGGTGATGTTTGGGATTATTTAAGATTAATTAAATATTTTGATAACTCATTATTTAAAGCAATTAAATCATACGTTCCAGCACGTACAAGTGTATCTACAGGTGTTGTAATTAAACAACATATGTTAGAACGTAATAGGCGCCAACCTGTACAAATAACTAACAATACTACGGTAGCTTATGCCCCTACTAATGAAGATATAGTATTTCAAAATTTAGAAATAACATCAAGTATACAAGTAGGTTCATTTACTGGTAGTAATGCTGGTGTTCCTCCTAATTTAAGAGGGCATGTTTCAGCTAGTGGAGCAGGTTTTAATATTGTTCCTATAACACAAAGTTGGAGTGCTAGTAATGCAACTATTAGTGGGTCTGTAGATTATATAGATGAAACACAAACTGAATTTTTTAATGGTGAGTATAGTGGAAGTGACTTTGTTGTTACTACACAATCTTTATTAGTTAATCCTTACGCAGAGTCAACAGCTTTAGATACAGGTTATCTAATACAACATACCGCAAGTACCGCTTTAGGAGAACAATTCCCTTCATACAGTTACCATGTTGTTTTACAATTCTTTGATAATACTCAATTTGAGTCTGCTTATCAATGGGGAAAAGTTGGGTTTATAGATACTCCAAAGTTTGGATTAAACCATAACATGGCTAATACTTGTAGTATTGCTTTATTTCAATCTGCAGATCAACAAAATTATTACATTGCAAGTATAGCTTTTGGGTCAAGTGCTGAACCTAAAGATCAAGGATTCCTTTCATTTATAAATAATTTATTAGATCCACAACCTATTACAAAAACTTTACTACCTTGGAACCAACAATCAGGATTATCTCCAACTAATCCATATCCAAGCTTTCAAATAATGGATGTAGGACCATATTTTAGAATAGAAGGATTTACACCTAACACAGCTTTATATGGTGGGATTGATTTTGAAAATTCTGGGTTGTTAGATAATTTAAATTCTGGTATTGTAGTATCTCCTTTCTTAGGAAATAGTGAAATCGTAACTACAGGATGGGGTACAACAAGCACCATTAGTAGAACTGCTGATGGAACAAGAGCTGAAGATTATAGATATTATCAATTTAATGATCCTTCTATTAATGGAGCTCGTCCTATTAGAATGAATCAAGCCCATGCTGTTCAATCAGGAACTAACGTGAACGTAATTCAGGATGATAATGATCAAGTTGTTGTTTTTTTCTCAAAATTTGGTGGTTTATATCAAGATGCTTTAAATCAAGCTAAAGCTGGACAAAACTTATCTACAGGAAGGGGTAGTGTAAATTGGATTGGTACAACATGGACAGGATCAGGACCTGACAATGGTACATGGCTACCAGCTGTGGCTACATTTAATAAATTTAGTAGAGATAGATATACAGGAGCTTTAATTGATAACACTTCAACTTTAGAAAATAACCCATCATATAATTTTACAGTTCGTAATTATAGTGGAACACCAACTACTGCAGATAATTATGGATTAGCTGGTAATGTATTGTCTTCTTCATTAACTCCTTCAAATGGTGTAATTAGTAACCCATCATTAACTGAACTAGGATTTGCATATGATATGGAAAATGCTAGAGGAATTTCAGGCTCAGGTGGTTTAGGTAGTGGTATAGCGGGTCAATTTAGACCTAAATCTGACACTAGTGAATTTTATATTCCATTTAACCCCGCAATTCCAGATCAAACAGATTTTTATGATTCTGCTTTTAATCCTTTAATTAATAATGCAACGGAAAGTGTTAAAAATACATACCTTCAAGTAGTAGAATATAATGATGGAGCAGACATACCTTCTAATTTAATTCCAATAATATCACAATCTGCCTTAAAAGCAAGAATACCTGATAGTTTTTATACTCAAAAATCATCAATAAATCCTAGATATGATGGGTGTGAGCTTGTTAGTGCTGATTATAATGTTTTTACTCCTCCTTCTCAAAGTATTCAATATTTAAATGCTATAAGTGGAAGTGCTATTTCAGAATCTAATCAAACTAATCCAAGATCTCCATATTGGATTGGTGATAAGAGTTATGGAAAAACTTCAGCAATAGATAAAAATCCAATTTACTTTGCACATTTTAAAACTTCTTACAATAATTTACAATTAGCAGGTACCTTTACTTTTGAAGTAGATTCATTAATTGAAGCTCCTAGAGACAATATTCAAGGTGATAAAACACCACAAACACCAACAGTAATAAAATTAGATGGAAGTAATGAAAATCTTACAAATGTTAGAAGCACTTTTGAATTAAATAGAAAAGTAACTATAGCTTATAGCTCTGCTAAATTTAGAGGAGTTGATTATAGTAACTTAGCTGTAGGTAATAATATTATATTTCAAGGTGGTTTAGAAATGCAAACTATTGGGGTTTCAACCACAGGTTTATATGGATCAGGATCAGCCGCTTTCCCTAATTATGCTGTAACATGGTCTTATAAAACACCTGATTGGTTAGTTGCTGCTAGAGCTAATGGTAATTCCCCATTAGCTACATACCCTAGAAATGAAGTTTCAACTTTCTTTACTCAATCTTATAATAATCAAGATAGAACTGGAAAAGGATTAATGGCTACAGGGAGTGGTTTCTTAGTATTACAAGGAGAACAATTAAGGATTAGCCAATCATTATATTACGAAGAACAAAAAGGAGCAGTTCAATGGGCTGGGCCTGGATTAGCAGTAGTAAATTCAATAAATTATGCTGTATCTAATTCAACACCAAATTACTTTAATACACCAACAAATGAATATTATATAGGAGTTCCAATTGCAAATTCGGTTGATACATTAATCAATACAGATCCATTATTACCAAAAAATTATTTCTATCAAGAAGTAACTTCTTCGGCTAATGGTGATCTTAGAGGATTTAGAAACGAATTAGAACTACCAGTTTTCCAAATAAAAGTAGGTGATGAAATTGAAGTTACAGAAAACTCATCTTTAGTATCAGGATCTATTGGTATAGGCCAATCATTAACAACAGTAACCTTTATAGTTACTGATGTAGGTGCATTAGACTTTGATGAAACCCCCTCTTTAGCTGATCAATATGAAACCAAATTCTCAGCTTCTGCTTGTGATGGTACTAACTGTTATCTTGGTAACTCTATGAACTCCCTAGGAATTAAGAATAAAATTTCAGTTTATCCTAATCCTGCAAACTTTGGTTTTGTAGATGGTCAAATAACAGGTTTTATTGTAAGAAGAAGAATAAATGCTGATGATAGAGTTATTATATACCAGAATCCACCTCAAGATGATCTAAACTCTGTTACAGGTTCAGGTGATGGGTATCTTATTCCAGTTGATTTTACTCCTCAACAAAAAAGAAATGTATTAACACTAATTAATCAGTTAAAAAATAAAAATGCTTTTGATAGTGATTTACCTGAATTAAGAGAATAATATAAGTTGGAACAGAAATTAAAAAATCATATATTTATAAATAAAATAACGAAAATATGGGATATTTAAATAATCAAGTAGTAACAGTTGATGCTATTTTAACTACAAAAGGAAGAGAGCTTTTAGCTAGAGGTGATGGTTCTTTTAATATAACACAATTTGCTTTATCTGATGATGAAATTGATTATACATTATATAATCCTAACAACCCTTCAGGTTCAGCATATTATGGAGAAGCTATTCAAAATATGCCTCTTTTAGAAGCATTTCCATCTGAACAACAAATGTTAAAGTATAAATTAGTAACTCTTCCAAGAGATACTGCTGTTATGCCTACTGTTGGAATTGATAATACCCTTATTAAGTTAGCTCAAACAGGAACTACAACTATAACTCCACAAACATTTAATTATCTATCAGAAACAGAACCATCAGGTTACTCATTTACAGTAAGTGATGTAAGACAATTTAGTTCAGTAGTTGGTAATGGAATTGATACACCTCAAGCTAATGATTTAAATTCTGAATCACTCAAAACAAATGGTACTGACGTTTCTAAAACAGTAATTGGTACTTCATGTACTTTAAGAGCAACAGGGGTAAGCACATTGTTTGGTAATGTAGGATCAGCAACAAGTACATTATATAGTTTATTAACTATTGTAGGATTAGATTCAGGAGCAAGATTGCAAGTCCCAATTAACATAACTAGAACAACAGCATCATAAAAATATAAAACATGGCAGGAGCATTTCAAATATTAGACCCTAGAGACTTAATAATAAGTACAGAGAATGTCTCTAATACAGTGTGGGAAAATGATTCCCCTACTTTAACAAATTATTATACTTCTTCGGTACAAGTAGCAAGTTCTACTGGCCAATTTTATTATAACATTTATGCTGATTCTAATGTTACAGGATCAATTCAATTTGCTATTGCATATTGTGATGCTGATGGTAGTGGAAGTTTAGAATATAACCCTAATGTAGATGGATTATCACCTACAAGAACAAATTTTGGTCAATATAGATCGTTAATATTAGGTGATGAAGAAAATTCATTTGTATTTGGTAATCAATCAGCTTCTTATTTTTATGCTTTACCTGTAGAAAGATCAGGTTATAAACAAGAAATTCTTCCTGGAACCATGACTTTATGTTTATCAGGATCAGGAAATACAGAACATTTATACCTTACAGATGATAGTAAATTAGGAGGTGCTGCTGTATTTACAGAAGCAGGAAGAATTTATAATTTAGTTTCAGGATCAGCAGGTAATGTTTACACAGGAGTTGATTCAAATGGATGGACAGTTAATTCTGGTTCTTATGGTTGGTTTATGCCTGATATAGGAACTATATTATTAAATGGCCCTGCATTACAAGGTACTTTTGCTGATGGGGGTATTAATTTAGGAACTGGAAGAAATGACAACACAGCAGATAATAATCCTTTAAAATTATTTAATAGACTAAATTTAGGGGGTGCCGCTAGTACAAATGCTGGTTGGACTTTAAATTCACAAGAAAACTTATCTTCAGATTTTGTATTTGTTAGAGCAAGAGCAGATGAATTTAATTATTCAACAAACCCATCATTTATATCGGGATCCAATGGTGCTGTAGTTTATGATAATTTTATTAATGATCCTCAAGTTTATATAACATCAGTAGGATTATATAATAATAATCAAGAACTAGTAGCTGTAGCAAAATTATCAAGACCTTTATTAAAAGATTTTACTAAAGAATTATTAGTAAGGGTGAAGTTAGACTTCTAATGAATGAGTGCTTGGAAACAATTCACAACAAAGGACGTTACTATAACTCCATTTATAGCCGATAAAGGATTTTCTTTTACGGGTAGTGCTATAACTAGTTCTGATGTAGGTATTAATATATTCGCAGGAAGAAATGTTCATTACACATCTTCCCAAAATACCACCTCAGGATTTGTATACTCATCTTCAGCTAATTCAATATATAATAGTGCTAAACAATTATATTACTCAAACTTTATCACTCAAAGTACAGGAGATCTTGTTCAAACAGCAAGTATTGTACCTGGAGTAAATCAAGAAGATGATAGATTTTTAGGACCTATCGAGTGTCCCAGATATGATAATTTTTTACAATCTTCCTTAACACAATCTAGACACTGGCCTACAGGTTCAGGAAATTCAATTACTACTATAGCAATTCCACAAAAATTATTTGGTGAAAAAGTAGTTCCTTATACTTTTGAATTTACATACACAGGATCAATTCAATTCCCAAATGGGGTATTATTAACAGATGACGGTGAAGGTAATGTTATAAGTGGTTCTGATAATAAAGTAGTAGGACAAATATTTTATCCTCATGGGATAGCAGTTTTAACAACTCATAGCTGTGGTTTGATTGGAAGAGATATAAATACTTATCCTGCTCAACTTAATGAAACTCAAATTAATTTTTCATCATCTATTACAATATATGAACAACAATATAAATGTACTATATTAGAAAATGAATTCGGGTTTTCAACTAACCCTACACTCTTAACCTCTTCAGATCAAGGATTTTATAATAATGCTTATTATCCTTTTGTAACTGGTTCTTTCTTTGAACCTTATGTAACTTGTGTTGGTTTATATAATGAAGCCAAGCAATTAGTAGCAGTAGGAAAACTATCATTCCCTGTACCTATATCACAATTTACAGACACCACCATAATGGTAAACTTCGACGTATGATAAACTGGACATATAAAAATCAGGAAGTAACAGACATATCTGACTTTCCAGATGACACTTATGGTTTTGTGTATACTATTACACATTTACCCACAGGTAAAAAATACATTGGTAAAAAAATTTTATATTTTACTAGAAAAGTAAAATTAACTAAAAAAGATCTTTTACAGTATGAGGGTGTAGTAGGTAGAAGACCATCATATAAATTAGCTATAAAAGAATCTGATTGGAAAACCTATTGGGGGTCTAATAAAGAATTACAAGAATTAGTAAAAACTGAACCCTCTGAAAATTGGGATAAAAATATTATTATAGCTTGTCCTTCTAAAAAACTTTTAACATATTACGAGACGAAATA